TCGCTCGCGTTCTTCTTTCTCTGCAAGCCATATACAATGGCGAAATTCCTTTTCCTCTTTCGTTTCCTGCGGTAGCGACATTATCCGGTCGTAGTTTTTCCTGAATTTATCCAGCACCTCCGATACGGAATTGCCGGAACAGCGGCGCGGGTCATCCGCACCATACTGAGGCGCTGGCATGATTTTCTCCTGATTAAATTGCGTGAATAGCGTGACGAGGGAAGGGGAGAGTTACTGGTGCAAAAGGTATATCGTCGTCAAAATCCATCGGAGGTTCGTTGTGTTGTGCTGGTGATGATTGCTGCTGTGGCTTCTGTGATTGCCTGCTGGCTGCTTGTTGTTTGCTGTCGCCAATGCCGCCAAGCATTTGCATCACGCCATTAATTCCGACATGAACCTCGGTTGTGTAACGGTCTTGCCCTGACTGGTCTTTCCACTTTCTGGTTCTCAGCATTCCCTCGAAATAAATCTGATCACCTTTTTTCACATACTGCCCCACGACCTCAGCCAGTTTCCCGGATACAGCAACACGATGCCATTCAGTCAATTCCTTTTGCTCGTCAGTATTTTTATCTCGCCATTGTTCTGACGTGGCTATTGTCAGGTTAGCGAACGCTGTTCCTGATGGTGAGTATCGAACTTCCGGGTCTTGTCCTACCCGACCAAGGATAATCACCTTATTTACGCCTCTGCTTGCCATTTATGCCGCCTGTTTTAGTTCGTTAACTCTGATGTTCATTACCTGAACGCATTTAGCCTGCGCCTCCTCGTTGCCAGCCATTAATTGCCAGTCACGCTGATAACGCTCGATGAGTTTTTTCTTGTCAGTTTCTGTTGACGCATAATCGCTGAAGTCTTTCAGGATTTGTTCGCAGTCAACCGATGGAGATTTCTGGTTGGTATTTTCTGGTGATGGTTTGTTATCTGATGCTGGGATTGCCCATCCCGGCAGCGATGGAGGGAGCCAGTAAAATCCTGTTCCATCCTTCAGTTTTGCCCTGTGCCACCCCTGCTTTTTATCGAGAGATGTTTGTGCGAAACCTTCCTCAAGGTTATACAGATACCGACCGATTCCCCATTGAACGGCAGCGCGCTTCATTGCACCGGAACGACCACCTTTGACGGCTTCTACCTGCGTGTTTTCAGCAGCATCCCATTTGGTTACCCATTCGGAATCAATCTTTATTGATATGCCGCATTCAACTCCGCCGTTGTTGGGAATATCGCGGTATTCATTGCGCCATCCTGCTTTGCCGCAAACATCGTCCAGGCGTTTCATGATTGCCCGGTTCGTGACATAAGCCAGCACCATAGCCCACACCTTGCCATCGCGTGTTTTACCGCTTTGCTGTATTCGCCATTCGATATCTTCAGGGCTGAATGGCTCATCGAATTTATTCAAATCCATAATTCACCTCAGAATGGACATGGCCCAAGGAAATAACGCTGATTTAATACTTCAGTCTTTGCCGCATTTAAAAATACGCGAACACCTTCACGATCTCCCTTCTGGCGATACATTAACGCCTGCTGCGTGTACATGCGTCTCTGTAACTTGCTCTCCTTCACTGTGGTTGCAAGTGACATGCATATCTCCTTCGTTACCGATTAATTCTTTCATCTGACGAATGAATTCTTCGTCTGACCAGTTATCTGTAAAGCTCATTTCCTGCGATACCACGGAAGGTTGATAGCTGATTTCATCGCTTTATTTGCTTCAAGCCACATTTTGGAATCACCAATAAATCTGGCTATTACTGCTTTGTTTTGTGCAGCACGAAGCATTTGGTGATTGATGGCTATTTCATTGCGCATAACGCCTCCAGTTGTTTCTTTGCTGCTCTGATTAATTGTTTAACTCGGCGTGATAATTCAGATTCGTGCGGGTAGAAAGCGGACATGACGCCGCTACCCGCGAGCTGAAAGTGCATCATGGGTGACTCCTTATATTTGATTGCATAACGAAAATGCCTCTCGTGAAGCATTATTGGTATGCGGTAAAGCCGCGCTCAGGCGGCTTTGATAGTCATATCATCTGAATCAAATATTCCAGATGTGTCGATATCGGTAATTCTTATTCCTTCGCTACCATCCATTGAAGGCCATCCTTCCTGACCATTTCCATCATTCCAGTCGAACTCACACACAACACCATATGCATTTAAGTCGCTTGAAATTGCTATAAGCAGAGCATGTTGCGCTAGCATGATTAATACAGCATTTAATACAGAGCCGTGTTTTTTGAGTCTGTATTCAGAGTCTGACCAGAAATTATTAATCTGGTGAAGTTTTTCCTCTGTCATTACGTCATGGTCGATTTCAATTTCTATTGATGCTTTCCAGTCGTAATCAATGATGTATTTTTTGATGTTTGACATCTATTCATTTCCTCATAGATAAAAAATCGCCCTCACATTGGAGGGCAAAGAAGATTTCCAATAATCAGAACAAGTCGGCTCCTGTTTAGTTACGAGCGACATTGCTCCGTGTATTCACTCGTTGGAATGAATACACAGTGCTTATTCGCGAGCTTTGAGCATTGCGTCTGCCATCGCATAAGCTTCTTTAGCAAGTGGTTCGTTGTCATAAAGCCTGTCTGGATTTGCACAAACTCCCTGCATGAACTTTGCTGCGAAGTAATCACGTAATGTCGCATCACTTGCCATTTCTGGGCGTTTGATATCTGCTTCATAAAACTCGCACATCACTCACCTCCAAGAGCATTTGCAGCCTCTTTTGCTTTGTGAATCCATAGCAGAGCCATGTAGTACACAGCCTTTTCGTCGGCTCCTGTGATATCTTGCTCTGCCATCCATTTTGTAAATTCAACTGCGTTCATATTCACCTCTGTTGTTTATGCCAAAAATAAAGGCCACCATCAGGCAGCCTTGTTATTCTGTTTACCAAGTTCTCTGGCAATCATTGCCGTCGTTCGTATTGCCCATTTATCGACATATTTCCCATCTTCCATTACAGGAAACATTTCTTCAGGCTTAACCATGCATTCCGATTGCAGCTTGCATCCATTGCATCGCTTGAATTGTCCACACCATTGATTTTTATCAATAGTCGTAGTCATACGGATAGTCCTGGTATTGTTCCATCACATCCTGAGGATGCTCTTCGAACTCTTCAAATTCTTCTTCCATATATCACCTCAAATAAGTGGTTTGCTGCCTAATTTCATTTTCTGGCGACCAACACAAGTCACACCCATTTCACTGCGTGGCTTGCGGTAGTAAATTAGGTTTGTTCAGACAATAAAAAACCCACCGAAGTGGGCTATGACCATTTTTTATTTGGATTTCGTTGGTGAGCGTGATTAACAACTCTGTGCATTACATCCTCATATTTTTCATCTTCAATTTTTTCGACATCGCGAGGAAATGGTGTTGCTAATGCTTTGTCAACTTTGTCCATTGGGTCTTCATTAATCTTATATTCAGGGCCATCATCTATAGCATTAAATCCAGGTGTTACACCGTTTTTTAATGCATATGCTATCCTTTTTTCCCATCTCGCTATTCTCCTCCTGTCTCGAGATGTAAGACCTCTATCAGATACTTTTCTGTTTTGTCCGCGGTCAGGATTAACATAAATAGTCTTTTTCACCATAAGCATACTCAATAAGCACCGTACGGTAGTTTACTGTACAATTTTATTTTTTGGACTGCATGTATTTTGTTTCCTAATGGGTTTGAATCTTTGTAATAAATACTTCTATTTTTTCGAACGACTTCTTCTTTCTTCTTGCAGCAAAGGCTTCCTAGCGATGCTGCTTTGTCTGCTCTGACGCAACCAGAGAGCTTTAGCGCAATTTTTCGCGCCAGTGCTTCATTACTGCGTCGCTCGGCAATAAGTTCTGCTCTGCGAGCTTTGTAGCGGCTTTTTGCCGTACCTTTGGATTCTTTCCAGACAATGGTTACCATGATGGTCTCCTTTAAGTGGCTTTGGCGCATGACGCGTCGAGGTGCTTATCTTCTCGATCGCTGTCTTGCAGCTGCAATTCGCGCCATCCCCAAAACCACTCAAGTTCTGGTCTCAACGGTTAGGTTGAGAGTCCGTCGATGTTAAAGAGCCTGCCAATCTGTTCCGTTTGGCTTCCAGCGTCCTGCTGATGGCTTAAATTTAAGACTTCTTAATTTATTGGTCAAGTGCATTTTTGAAGAAAACTTAATTTTATGGGCGTGAATTTAGTTTGTCTTTGATTTTTAACGGGAAATAAAAAAGGGGCGAAAGCCCCTTAAGGAAGGTTTGCTAGCTTGGCATCAACGACAACGCCAATGATTTTACAGTTCCCATTGATTTCAATCATTGGGTATTGTGGATTGAGTGGTTTCAGGAATTTTCTACCGGCATCAATAACTAACTTTTTGAATGTCGCCTCGTTTTCTCCTTCAAGTTTGGCGACTACCAACTTTCCATTACGTGGTTCGACTTCTGGGTCGACGAGAATAATCATCCCCTCAGGAATACTCAGTCCTGCCGGGGCAGTCATTGAATCGCCTTTAACGTCGAGCCAAAAAGAGTCTTCAGAACAATCTACCGTTGTGTCGTACCAGTTATCTATTGCACGCCTATGATATGGCTCTACAGCTTCCATCCAACATCCTGCGCTTACCCAACTAATTAGAGGATACGAACCTCTTGGATCATGCCTGCTGTGATAGGCAATGTTTGAAAGACTATCCTCTCCTTTCAACAGGTAATCAGGGGAGCACTGCAAAGCCTTGGCTAAGGCCAATAGGTTTTCGCCATTGGGCTCAGTTTCAGATCGCTCCCATTGGGAAATAGCAACATTAGACACGCCAACCATCTTGCCAAGGGCAGCCTGCCTAATCTTGAGTTCTTTTCTGCGAGCGCGAATACGCTCACCCATCAGTTGTGTATTCATAGTTAAGACATCTTAAATAAACTTGACTTAAGATTCCTTTGGTGGATAATTTAAGTGTTCTTTAATTTCGGAGCGAGTCTATGTACAAAAAAGATGTTATTGACCACTTCGGAACCCAGCGTGCTGTTGCTAAAGCACTAGGCATTAGCGATGCAGCAGTCTCTCAGTGGAAAGAAGTTATCCCAGAGAAAGACGCCTATCGATTGGAAATCGTTACAGCTGGCGCCCTGAAGTATCAAGAAAGTGCTTACCGCCAAGCGGCATAAGCAAATTGCTCTTTAACAGTTCTGGCCTTTCACCTCTAACCGGGTGAGCAAACATCAGCGGCAAATCCATTGGGTGTGCCGCTATAACTCAATATCAATATAGGAAAATTAACAAATGGCACAAGCAAGCTACAGCAAGCCAACACAGCGAGAAATTGATCGCGCTGAAACTGATTTACTCATCAACCTGTCAACGCTTACCCAGCGCGGTCTGGCAAAGATGATTGGCTGTCATGAATCGAAGATAAGCAGAACGGACTGGAGATTTATTGCTTCGGTCTTGTGTGCTTTCGGAATGGCATCAGACATCAGTCCGATTAGCAGGGCTTTTAAGTATGCGCTTGATGAAATCACAAAGAAAAAATCCCCGGCCGCCACCGAGGATTTTAAGCAAATTGATATGCAATTCTGAGGGAATTACTGGATCAATCCACAGGAGTAATTATGACAAAACAACTCAGTCCTTACCAGGACAAAATTCACAAACACATACTACGTGATCGCTTCCTGTCCAGCTTCAAGCCGCCTGGTCGATTCCGGGCTGAGTTGGAAAAAGTGAAGCTGATGCAGAAGGAGAAAGGTCATGAGTAACATATCTAATCTAGCCGAAGCCAGAGAGGCCAGAAGGCTACAACAACCGCATCAAAGCAGCGGTAAGGGGTATGCCTTGCTGCACCGTAAAATTATGGATGTGCCGTTTTACAAGGATGCAGAAGCAGCGCATCTGTGGGTTCACTTAATCCTCAAAGCAAAGCATACGCCTGAGTATGTAATGACTGACGCAGGAGAAATTCTGGTAGGCAGAGGGAAGCTACTTGGCGGTAGAAACTCTCTGGCGTTTGAAACAGGACTCAAACCAGATCGCGTTCAGTACCTGCTTAGAAAGTTCAAAAAACTCGGCATGATTGACTGGGTTTCACACGGTAAATTCTCAGTTTTCTCGGTAGAGAAATATGACGATTATCAGTCAAATTTTGTACCAGCAGATTACCAGCAAATTACCACCTCAAAGCCAGCAATACCAATGCCTGTAAGCAATGCTGTACCAGCAGATTACCAGCAAATTACCACAGATAAAGAATATAATAATATTATCTCTAATACTGACGTATTAGAGAGTGCCACAGCAGACAAAAAGTCTGACAAGAAAAAACCTTCCGTCAGCTGTCAGGATGTTGTCGATGCTTACCACGAAATCCTTCCTGAAGCTCCAAGAATCCGCGCACTGAATGACAAGCGTAAAAACCAGATCCGAACGTTCTGGCGCAAAGCCGGAGTGATAACCCGCCAGCTTGACGGGCATGGGTTCACGATGCAGGACTGGAGAAATTATTTGAGCTACGTTGGCGAAAATTGCCGATGGATGTTCGAAGAGCGCCCAAACCATCAACGCGGAACCGTCTGGCACAAAAAGGGATTTGATTTCCTGCTTAACGATAATACCTACCTGAAAGTTCGTGAGGGTGAACACGATGACCGATAATTTTTATGCGCCGCCCCATAGCATCGAGGCAGAGCAGGCGGTGATTGGTGGATTGCTTCTGGATGATGACAGCAGTGAGCGCGTCCAGAAAGTTCTGGCGATGCTGAAGCCTGACTCATTTTACAGCCGGCCACACAAAATCCTTTTCGAAGAAATAACCAGAATGCACCGGGAGCAAAAGCCAGTAGATGGCCTGACGCTTTTCGATGAACTGGAGCGTAAATCGTTAATGGCGTCTGTTGGCGGTTTTGCTTATATCGCTGAGATCGCAAAGAACACGCCAAGCGCAGCAAACATCGTTGCCTATGCAATGCAGGTTCGTGAAACCGCAATGGAACGCTACGCCATCAACCGCATGACTGAAGCGACGGAATTGCTCTATTCCCGCAACGGAATGACTGCAACGCAGAAGTACGAAGCTATTCAGGCGATTTTCACGCAACTGACAGACCATGCAAAAACCGGATCGCGTCGCGGCCTTCGCTCATTTGGTGAGGTCATGGAAGACTGGGTTAGCGACCTTGAGAAGCGATTTGACCCGTCAGGCGAACAACGAGGAATGAGCACAGGGATCCCATCGCTGGACAGGATGCTGTCACCGAAAGGTCTGGTGAAAGGCTCTCTGTTTGTCATTGGCGCTCGCCCTAAGATGGGGAAAACGACGCTATACAGCCAGATGGCAATCAACTGCGCAGTGCATGAGAAAAAGCCCGCTCTGATGTTCAGCCTTGAAATGCCCGGTGACCAGATACTGGAAAAACTGGTAGGGCAGAAGTCTGGTGTTAACCCGAATATTTTTTACCTTCCGGCGACAAATGACGCTGATGACGGCTATCAGGGTGATTACGATGGTGACTTCAACAGGGCGATCGAAACAGCCAATCGCTTGAGTGAAATCGACCTGCTTTACATCGACGACACGCCGGGATTATCTCTGGCTCAAATCGTCAGCGAAAGCCGTCGAATCAAGCGAGAAAAAGGATGTGTTGGCATGATTCTGGTCGATTACCTGACACTAATGACCGCTGAAAAGGCCGATCGCAACGACCTTGCTTACGGCATGATCACCAAAGGACTGAAGAACCTTGCCAAAGAGCTTGATTGCGTTGTTGTGCTTCTGACACAGCTTAACCGCGCACTGGAAAGCCGAACCAATAAACGCCCATTACCAAGTGACTCACGAGATACAGGGCAGATTGAACAGGATTGCGATTATTGGGTGGGGATCCATCGTGAAGGTGCTTTTGATGACAGCGTTCCTCCTGGTGAAACCGAACTAATCCTTCGCCTCAATCGTCATGGCAATACCGGCACGGTGTATTGCATTCAGGCAAATGGCGCTATTTATGACACAGACCAACAGTCTGCTGAAATGCGCCGCCGTGAACGTGAGGAACCGCAGTCCAAGAAGAAAGGAGGATTCTGATGACCATCTACATCACTGAGCTAATAACAGGCCTGCTGGTAATCGCAGGCCTTTTTATTTGGGGGAGAGGGAAGTCATGAAAAAACTAACCTTTGAAATTCGATCTCCGGCACATCAGCAAAACGCTATTCACGCAGTACAGCAAATCCTTCCAGACCCAACCAAACCAATCGTAGTAACCATTCAGGAACGCAACCGCAGCTTAGACCAAAACAGGAAACTATGGGCCTGCTTAGGTGACGTCTCTCGTCAGGTTGAATGGCATGGGCGCTGGCTGGATGCAGAAAGCTGGAAGTGTGTGTTTACAGCAGCATTAAAGCAGCAGGACGTTGTTCCTAACCTTGCCGGGAATGGCTTTGTGGTAATAGGCCAGTCAACCAGCAGGATGCGAGTAAGCGAATTTGCGGAGCTATTAGAGCTTATACAGGCATTCGGTACAGAACGTGGCGTTAAGTGGTCAGACGAAGCGCGACTGGCTCTGGAGTGGAAAGCAAGATGGGGAGATCGGGCTGCATGACTATCAAATCAAATACGCCAGCACACGACAAGGACTGCTGGCAAACGCCGCTTTGGCTTTTTGATGCACTGGATATTGAGTTTGGATTCTGGCTGGATTCGGCAGCGAGCGACAAAAATGCTCTGTGTGCTCACTGGCTAACTGAGGCCGACGACGCGCTAAATTCTGAGTGGATAAGCCACGGTGCAATCTGGAATAACCCACCGTACAGCAATATCAGGCCGTGGGTGGAAAAAGCCGCTGAGCAGTGCATACAACAGCGACAGACGGTAGTGATGCTTGTGCCAGAGGATATGTCAGTCGGATGGTTCAGCAAGGCTCTGGAGAGTATTGACGAAGTTCGCATCATTACTGATGGACGGATTAATTTTATCGAACCATCGACAGGGCTGGAGAAGAAGGGAAACAGCAAAGGTTCCATGTTGCTGATTTGGCGACCGTTCATCAGTCCTCGACGGATGTTTACTACCGTATCCAAAGCGGCATTGATGGCGATCGGGCAGGGCGTCAGGAGGGCGGCATGAGGCGACAGCGACGAAGCATCACCGACATAATCTGCGAAAACTGCAAATACCTTCCAACGAAACGCTCCAGAAATAAACGCAAGCCAATCCCAAAAGAATCTGACGTAAAAACCTTCAATTACACAGCTCACCTGTGGGATATCCGGTGGCTAAGATATCGTGCGAGGAAATGACAATGGATTATTCACAGTTAAGTGATTTTGAAATTAACAGAATGGTAGGAGACATAATTTTTAAAGGCCTTTGGGCAAGTAAACCGGAAACATCAGGGAATAACACCAACAAATGGTATTACGGAAATGCTGATACAACTTTTGAGCCATTAAATCATTTGCCTGACTACTGCAATGATCCGAGCGCTTCATGGCCGATTATTGAGAAATACAGGATTTCTATCTTAGACCAGTTAACTGAATGGTGTGTGGATGCAAAAGGCGTAAGCCCAATATTTGATACCAGACCTCTCCGCGCCGCCATGATTGTCTTTCTCCTGATGCAGGAGGCCAATAATGCTTAGCCCATCTCAATCCATTCAATACCAGAAAGAAAGCGTCGAGCGAGCTTTAACGTGCGCTAACTGCGGTCAGAAGCTGCATGTGCTGGAAGTTCACGTGTTCTCCGATTGCTGCGCAGAACTGATGAGCGATCCGAATAGCTCAATGTACGAGGAAGAAGACGATGAATGAGTTAATAAATGGCAATGCCATCAAAATGACAAGCATTGAAATCGCTGAGTTGGTGGGAAGTCGTCCAGATAACGTAAAAATATCAATAGAGCGCCTGGCTAAATCTGGAGTTATTCAACTTCCTGCATTGCAGGTTTTCGAAAAAATCAATAACTTAGGACTGCGACGTAGTGTCGAGGCTTACGTCTTCGAAGGCGAACAAGGTAAGCGCGACAGCATTATTGTCGTCGCTCAGTTGTCGCCGGAATTCACCGCTCGTCTTGTTGACCGTTGGCGAGAGCTTGAAGAAGCTGCGGTTAATATCCCCAAAACGCTACCAGAAGCGTTGCGCCTTGCTGCTGATCTTGCTGAGCAGAAAATGCAACTGGAAAACCAGCTCGCAATTGCCGCACCTAAAGTTGAGTTTGCCGATCGCGTTGGCGAGGCCAGCGGAATTTTGATTGGAAACTTTGCAAAGGTTGTTGGAATTGGTCCAAACAAACTGTTTGCGTGGATGCGCGATCACAAAATCCTTATTGCTTCAGGTTCCCGGCGCAATGTGCCAATGCAGGAATATATGGATCGCGGCTATTTCACAGTGAAAGAAACAGCGGTCAACACAAATCACGGAATACAGATATCGTTCACCACAAAAATCACCGGGCGTGGTCAACAGTGGCTGACCAGAAAGCTGCTCGATAACGGAATGCTGAAAGTAACCGGGGAGGCTGCTTAATGGCTAACCTACGCAAAGAAGCGCGCGGCAGAGAATGCCAGGTACGTATTTACGGCGTATGCAATGGCAACCCTGAAACTACAGTTCTGGCACATTACCGGATGGCTGGAATTTGCGGAACGGGAATGAAGCCTGACGACCTGATCGGCGCATGGGCTTGTAGTGACTGCCACGCGGAGATCGACCGACGCACCCATAACCTCGACAACAAAGACGCCAGACTTTATCACCTCGAAGGCGTGATCAGGACGCAGGCGATCCTGCTGAAGGAGGGGAAGATTAAGCCATGAACGAATATCAGTTTGTGCTTCCTTACCCGCCGTCGGTGAACACCTACTGGCGAAGACGGGGAAGCCAATACTACATCAGCGATAAAGGCCAGAAATACCGAAAAGACGTTCAGAAAATCATCAACCAACTCAAGTTAGATATTTTCACCAAATCACGACTCCGCATCAAAGTAATCGCAGACGTTCCAGACTCCCGCCGCCGCGACCTCGATAACATCCTGAAAGGTTTACTCGACTCCCTTATCCACGCCGGATTTGCGGAAGACGACGAGCAATTCGATGACATTCGCGTAATTCGTGGTGTGAAAGTACCAGGCGGACGGCTTGGAATAAAAATCACCGAACTGGAGAACGTATGAACGCCACAATTCAAACGATACCAGAGCTTCTTATCCAGACACGAGGCAATCAGACCGAAGTGGCGAGGATGCTTTCCTGTGCAAGAGGAACAGTGCTCAAGTACAACCGAGACAGCAAAGGTGAGCGTCACGTAATAGTTAACGGCGTCCTGATGGTCAAACAGGGCAGGAGAGGAAGACGATGAGACTCGAAAGCGTAGCTAAATTTCATTCGCCAAAAAGCCCGATGATGAGTGACTCACCACGGGCTACGGCTTCTGACTCTCTTTCCGGTACCGATGTGATGGCTGCTATGGGGATGGCGCAATCACAAGCAGGATTCGGAATGGCTGCATTCTGCGGTAAGCACGAACTCAGCCAGAACGACAAACAAAAGGCTATCAACTATCTGATGCAATTTGCACACAAGGTATCGGGGAAATACCGTGGTGTGGCAAAGCTCGAAGGAAATACTAAGGCAAAGGTACTGCAAGTGCTCGCAACATTCGCTTATGCGGATTATTGCCGTAGTGCCGCGACGCCGGGGGCAAGATGCAGAGATTGCCACGGTACAGGTCGTGCGGTTGATATAGCAAAAACAGAGCAGTGGGGGAGAGTTGTTGAGAAAGAGTGCGGAAGATGCAAAGGTGTCGGCTATTCAAGAATGCCAGCAAGCGCCGCATATCGCGCTGTAACGATGCTAATCCCAAACCTTACCCAACCCACCTGGTCACGCACTGTTAAGCCGCTGTATGACGCTCTGGTCGTGCAATGCCACAAGGAAGAGTCAATCGCAGACAACATTTTGAATGAGGTCACACGTTAACAGCATGATTGCCACGGATGGCAACATCTTTACGGCATGATATTGACTTTTTGAATGAAGTTGGGTAAATTTGACCCAACGATGGATAAATGCACTCGTTAAATAAAGCCCTGAGTTAATAGCTCGGGGCTTTTTGCGTTTTAATCACGACCTTTCTGAAAGCACATCAAACCAAATACCAGACAGACAAAAATAATCACCTTATCCGCTGTGGCTACGGTGCGGTGTGCTTTGCATAAAAGAAAACCAGCGCAATGGCTGGCTTCGTGAAAGCGGGTGGCAAGAGGTTGCGCTAACAACCTCCTGCCGTTTTGCCCGTGCATATCGGTCACGAACAAATCTGATTACTAAACACAGTAGCCTGGATTTGTTCTATCAGTAATCGACCTTATTCCTAATTAAATAGAGCAAATCCCCTTATTGGGGGTAAGACATGAAGATGCCAGAAAAACATGACCTTTTAGCCGCCATTCTCGCGGCAAAGGAACAAGGCATCGGGGCAATCCTTGCGTTTGCAATGGCGTACCTTCGCGGCAGATATAATGGCGGTGCGTTTACAAAAACAGTAATCGACGCAACGATGTGCGCCATTATCGCCTGGTTCATTCGTGACCTTCTCGACTTCGCCGGACTAAGTAGCAATCTCGCTTATATAACGAGCGTGTTCATCGGCTACATCGGTACTGACTCGATTGGTTCGCTTATCAAACGCTTCGCTGCTAAAAAAGCCGGAGTAGAAGATGGTGGAAATCAATAATCAACGTAAGGCGTTCCTCGATATGCTGGCATGGTCAGAAGGAACGGATAACGGGCGACAACCGACACGTAACCACGGTTATGATGTTATTGTTGGTGGCGAACTGTTCACTGATTACTCCGATCACCCTCGCAAACTTGTCACGCTAAACCCAAAACTCAAATCAACAGCCGCCGGACGTTACCAGCTTCTTTCACGCTGGTGGGATGCTTACCGTAAACAGCTTGGCCTGAAAGATTTTTCTCCAGAAAGCCAGGACGCTGTAGCTCTGCAGCAGATTAAAGAGCGTGGTGCTTTACCGATGATTGACCGCGGCAGTATTCGTCAGGCAATCGACCGTTGCAGCAATATCTGGGCGTCGTTACCTGGTGCAGGTTACGGTCAGTATGAACATAAAATCGGTGACCTGATTGCCCGATTTAAAAAAGCTGGTGGGGTAGTAAATGAAGCTGAGATATAAGCTGGTTATTGTTGCCTTCGTTGTTACCGTCATTGGTTCCTTCATCTGGTCTGCTGGGCATTACTACAGCAAATATCAGCACGAAAAGGAGCGTGCTGATGAGGCTGTACGAAATGCTGAATCAGCAACTGCCATTACCCGTAACGTTCTGCAATCACTGCAAATCATCAATACAGTTATAGAGGCTAACCAGCATGCAAAAGAGCAGATCGCACTGGACGCATCGGGAGCCTCGGCTGATATCCGGGTTGCTGTTGCGAATGATGATTGCACTAATCGCCATGTCCCTGCTGGCGCAGTTAAGCGGCTGCAACAATTCGCGAACGGTCTACGTCAAAGTGCCGGTAGTCCCGTTACCGGCCAGCCTGACGGCTGACACCCCGCAACCGGAAATCCCTGACAACCTGACGTGGGGCCAGAGCCTAGATTTAAACGTCAGTCTCCTATCAGCGCTTGGGCAGTGCAACCGGGATAAGGCAGATATTAGGCAAGCTGTAAAGAAACAAGCGGGCCAATAAGCCCGCACTTATGGAGGATTCAAAATGTTACAGAACCCACCACCTGATCGAATCTGTGGGTATGGTTGCAGCCTCGACATTCTGGATCATACCCAACTCGGTGGCCCTTCCCGGATCAATGATGGTTGCAGAAGTGATCAAATTAGCCCAGTCAATTTGCTCATCTGGGGCTACAGCGAGAGCCTCGATATTCATCACCTGCACAAATCTTTGCAAGTCGTCATCCAGACATGCCGCCCATTCCCTAAGCCTGAGGTGATCTGCTTGTGGGGCGGCAAATCCCCAATGTAAAGGATGTAATAAAAATCGCGAGAGAGGATTAGCAAACCGCTCAGATCCAGCCATGAAAATAACATTTGCTATAGATTCCACGTTACTAAGGTTATGTGTCTTCACCTTTACAGGAAGAGACTTAAGAAAGTTGTATGCGGTAAAACCTGCAACGGTATCTCCACCTTTACTAGAGATGTAAATCCTGATCTCAGAGGCTGGTTGGTTAGGGCTTGATATCGCTTTGAGGCAAACATCCATAAGGCTGGATACAGAAGCAACTGTCACATCTGTCATGAAGTGTACGGTATGGATCATTTAAGTTTCCCAGAGATATGCCGCAATTGGCATTTTCATAATGCACATAAAGTGAAAGGTTTTCTGCGTAAACCCGGATGAAATTATTTCATGAAGTAAGGCATTACAGAAGCCCTTCATTGAGGGGCTTCGATAATGAAACCGGAATTTATTCTGGGTAACCAGTTACGGCAGTACAGCGAAACAACCCAAGCCAGTAAGTGGGGAAATAACACTGGCAGCCACTGAAAGATGAACCTCCTGCCTTATGGCAAAAAAGATTCTTTGTGGTGGCGGACTGATGGAAAGACATCGGTTATTGCAGAGACCATTCAATGAGTGGTCTCGACAATGGCTTATACCCTACACGGGATAACTTAACTGATATCCCCACAAGCGGATAAAGAGATTCTCAATGTCAGGAATCTACTTTTAGTCCTAGTAATGATGAACTAGATATCAGCTGAGTCGCTTGGGTGGTGATTACGATTCTGCTTCAAACTCAGAAATTAGTTGATGAACACGTTCAGTATATGATGGGTTAGAACCTAGAAACTCTTCCACTGTCTGAATGGTTTCATCACCCTCCCATTCAAAATGGCTCACAGGTGACGAATGACCAGCCCTGACTTGGTAGGAGCCATTGTCCAATTTGTCCAGGAATATATAAGTTTCATTATCATGACCTGTATTTCGGTAAAAAATTTGCTTTGAGTTCATTAAAGAAATCCTCTAGAGAAAACTATGGCACTCACCGACAAACAAGAGATGTTCTGTCGCGAGTACCTCATCGATTTAAACGCCACACAAGCGGCTATTCGGGCGGGGTACAGCGCAAAGACAGCTAACCGTACCGCATCCGAAAACATGTCAAAACCTGACATCCAATTCAGAATCGCCGAACTGAAAGCGCAACGCAATGATCTTGTTGGTATTAATGCAGAATATGTGCTTAATCGCCTTATTGAAATCGACCAGATGGATGTGCTCGACATTCTCCTGCAAAACGGTGAGCTAAAGCCCATTAAAGACTGGCCTAAGGTATGGCGCACAACGCTATCAGGAATGGATGTCGTGGAGATGGTATCCGCAGATAGTGCTGCTCTCCTGAAGAAAATCAAATGGCCTGATAAGGTTAAAAACCTTGAGTTGCTCGGGCGTCATGTTTCTGTTCAGGCGTTTAAAGACAACGTCAAAAATGAAGTGACTGGTGCTGACGGAGGACCAGTCAGAACAGAAATTACCAACTTAACGCCGGAGCAGGCTGCAGAGGCGTATAGAAAAATGATGGGCTAAGTATGCCGTTACCATTCCCCTTCGATTTTAAACATCCTGATTACCAGATGGTTTTTGAATGGCGGATGGAACGCTTACAGCGCATTCGCCAGAACCCTGAAATATTGCCAGCACTAAAACAGTTTTACCGAACCAACCCGGCTCAGTTCATCATCGACTGGGGCATGACAACGGACCCGCGTAATATTGATTATGGCCTGCCGGTGACCATTCCGTTTTTACTCTTCCCTAAGCAGGAGGAGTGGATCCACTGGATTATGGAACGCTGGGGTAATCGGGAGAATGGTATTACCGAAAAATCCCGTGAAATGGGGCTCAGTTGGACCGCGATCGGACTGGCCTGCTCGCTTTGTCTCTTCAACAAAGAAATGGTTATCGGTTTCGGCTCCCGTAAAGAGGAATACGTCGACAGCACCGGTGACCCGAAAGCATTGTTCTGGAAGGCGCGCAAGTTCGTGGAAACACTACCTGTAGAGTTTCGCGGTTCGTGGAGCGAGAAGAAGCACGCGCCATATATGCGTGTTGAGTTTCCTGAAACTGGTGCCGTTATCAAAGGCGAGGCTGGCGATAATATTGGTCGTGGTGACCGTACCACGCTTTATCTGGTTGATGAGGCTGCATTCCTTCAGCGTCCTCTGCTGATTGATGCGGCGTTGTCACAAACGACGCGTTGCCGTATCGACCTGAGTTCGGTTAACGGCATGGCGAACCCGTTCGCGCAGAAGCGTCACGGCGGGAAGATACCGGTATTCACATTCCACTGGCGGGATGATCCTCGCAAGGATGAAGAGTGGTATCGCAGGGAATGCGAGAAAATCGATAATCCGGTGGTGGTGGCACAGGAACTTGATCTGAACTACAGCGCATCAGCGGAAGGCGTCCTGATTCCATCCGAATGGGTACAGGCTGCCGTTGATGCGCATATCAAACTGGGTATCCAGCCAACAGGCAAACGACTTGGCGCGATGGATGTCGCTGATGAAGGCAGGGACAAAAATGCCTTTTCCACCCGTCATGGCTTCCTCCTGGAAAATGTGCGGGAATGGTCTGGTGTGGGTAGCGACATTTATCAGTCCGTCGAGAAGGTCTTCGGTTTTTGCGAACAGGACAACCTCGAAGAGTTTCGCTTTGACGAGGACGGGCTGGGCGCTGGCGTTCGCGGCGATGCACGCGCTATCAACGAACTGCGTAACGCTGCGCGCCGACCGTCAATACTCGCCACACCGTTTCGAGGTAGTGGCGCGGTATTTGATCCGGACGACGAAGCGGTGCGCGGTGACAACGGACAGGCCGCCCGCCTGAACAAGGACTTCTTCGCTAACGCCAAAGCCCAGAGCTGGTGGCGGTTACGTAAACTTTTTCAGAATACCTGGCGCGCCGTGGTTGAAGGTATGGATTACAACCCGGACGAAATCATCTCAATCAGCAGTAGCATGGCACTCAAAGATAAACTCATCATCGAGCTTTCGCAGCCGACCTATTCCATTAATGGTGTGGGGAAAATCGTTATTGATAAACAGCCTGATGGAACCCGGTCGCCAAACCTTGCCGACTCGGTGATGATCAGCTACGCGCCAATGAATTCAGCCCTGAATATCTGGGAGCTGCTAGGGAGACAGGCCTGATGGCACGAAACAAACAAGCCACGCGGCGAACGGCACAGGCCACCGCTGATGGATATGAGAACTTTGTCGCCCGCGTGGGGATGCAGACGCCTAACCAGCACTCAGCATCGACCTACCGGGCTAACTTCACCAGCCGCAACCGCATGCTGGTGGAATGGTCCTATCGTTCGTCCTGGATCATCGGCGAAGCGGTCGACGCTATCCCGGATGATATGACCCGCAAAGGCATTCGCATCACTTCGGAAATTGATGCAAAAGATCGCGGCATTCTCGAATCACAACTTGATGAGTTGCAGATCTGGGATGCGCTGAACGACGTGCTGAAATGGTCTCGCCTCTACGGCGGCGCGGTCGGCTTCATCATGATCGAGGGGCAGGCACCAATGACCCCGCTGCGGCTCGAAACCATTGGAGAAGGCAAGTTTAAGGGCATTCTCCCGCTCGACCGCTGGATGATTAACCCGGCCCTGACCCGCCGCATTAAAGAGATGGGGCCAGATCTCGGCAAACCTGAGTTTTACGACGTGGTGACCACTGCAACGGGCATCCCGGCCTGGCGCATCCATCACAGCCGCCTGATTCGCTTCGATGGCGTCACGCTGCCATTCCAGCAGAAGATGACCGAGAACGAATGGGGAATGTCGGTTGTAGAGCGAATCTGGGATCGGCTTACTGCGTTCGACAGCGCCACTGTCGGCGCGGCTCAGCTGGTCTACAAAGCGCATCTGCGCACCTACAGCGTGGAGAAGCTGCGCGAGATTATCGCGCTTGGTGGCCCAGCTTTCGAAGCGTTGCTGAAGAACATCGACCTGATCCGCCAGTTCCAGAGCAATGAAGGCATGACGCTCATGGACTCGCGGGATAAGTTTGAAACGCATCAGTACAGCTTCAGTGGTCTGGATGACATCCTATCGCAGTTTGCAGAACAGATTAGTGGCGCTGTTGGTATTCCACTGGTGCGGTTGTTCGGACAGTCCCCGAAAGGATTTTCTACCGGTGATGCAGATCTTGCCAACTATTACGACCGGGTGAGCTCATTGCAGGAGCGCCGCTTACGGATGCCGATGCGCCGGATACTGGACATTATGCACCGCTCGGAACTCGGTAAGCCGCTGCCGGACGATTTCACGTTTGAGTTTAACCCGCTCTGGCAAATGTCTGATGTCGATCGCTCAACGGTGGCGTTAAACACTACCAACGCAATCAGTACGGCGCTGGGTGATGGTCTGATGACACTGAAAGCCGCTATGACCGATTTGCGCGAAAATTCTGACGTAACCGGCATCGGGGCATCCATTACCGACGAGGACATAGAGAATGCCGAAGACGAAGCGCCGCCAGGCATCGGCGAACTTGGCGACAAACCGCCAGAGTCGCCAGGCGGAGATCCGATATCGAACGAGCCTACGGCAGATAGCGCGGGCGGTCGGGGATATCGTAAATGGGCGCTACGATGGTTCAAACGATAGCGTAACCGAAATAATGGATGCGCTGGAGCGCTACAGCGAAATCATCACCCCCTGGGCGACGAAGGTAGCTGAGAACTTTACCGCAGACATAGCGCGCCAGAATGAAAAGCAGTGGCGTCAACACAGCCGGAACATCAGTGCAGAGCTGCGCAACATGGTTGACTGCGCCCCGGTAGGCCAGGTGATGAAATCCATCGTTGCCGAGCAGATTAAGTACATCAAATCGCTACCTCTTGAGGCCGCCGATCGGGTGTATGACATTCAGAACAAAGCCATCGAGGCAGTTGTGACTGGCGGGCGGGCTGAGTCATTCGCGAAAGAGATAGCGGCGTCAGGTGACGTGTCACGCTTGCGAGCGAACCTTATCGCCCGTACCGAACTTGGACGCGCAACCGGCGCGCTCGATCAGGCGCGTGCGCTGTCAATTGGTTCGAATGGTTATATCTGGCGTACAGCCGAAGATGGCGATGTCCGGCACTCTCATCGTGAGATGGAGGGCAAGTTTGTCGAATGGGGCCGACCTCCAACGCTTGACGGTATGACCGGTCACGCTGGTGAGCTGCCGAACTGCCGCTGTTACAAAGAAATCGTCTTCCCCAACCCTCATTCTTATCTCGCCTGAATCGCAGGTAAACCATGAAATATTTTTTCAATACCCGGCTGGGGGAAACCCGCTATCAGCTGGCTGACGGCTCGCTGCTGTGCAAAGACGTGCCGATAGGTCGAACGGGTAAGCAGCTCTACGGCGCTGCCGATCTGCCAAACCTCAAACCCGACAAGCTCGGTGAGATAGTCGTAACGCGTTCTCCTGAGCAGGTATTCAATCCGGCCACGCTCGCCTCATTCGAAGGGATGAGCATCACGATCCTGCATCCTGAAGATGAAAACGGGAATGTGCGGCTGGTAAATCCCGAGAACTGGAAAGAGCTTGCTGTCGGGCATCTTCAGAATGTGCGGCGCGGGACTGGTGACCAGTCTGATTTGATGCTGGCTGACCTTATCGTCAAAGACGAAAACGCCATTCAGCTTATCGAAGATGGCCTGCGTGAAGTGTCGTGCGGCTATGACGCGGAGTACGAGCAGACCGAGCCAGGTAAAGCCGAGCAGGTCGATATTACCGGAAACCATGTGGCTCTTGTCCCCAAAGGCAGAGCCGGAAATCGTTGTGCAATTGGAGACAGAGACACAATGGCAAATCAAAAGAAAAACTGGTGGAACCGCATGCGTGCAGCCATCAAGACAGGAGATGCCGACACCATGAACGAACTGGTGGAGTCGGCTCCCGCATCGGTTACAGGAGATGAGGGGGATTTGCCGCAGGGCGTTAATCTCAACATCAACCTGTCCCCGCAGCAACCACTACCGGACAAAGCACCAGAGATGGGTGGAGGTCCAACCGGCGACAGTGATGATGACCTCAAAACATTACTGAAAGCCCTGCTGGCTAAGCTGGAAGGAAATGCCACGGGCGATAATGATAATAAGCCTGACGATAATCCGACCGGTGACGGCGAGGATGATGAAGAGGAAACCACGATTACTGGTGACTCAGCCTGGCGTGCCGAAGTTATCGTTCCGGGTATCGATCTGAGCCGTAAGATGAAACCGACCGCGTTCAAACGCGAGGTTCTGGCTTCCGCTGACAAAACGCTGGTTCGCCAGATAGTCGGTGATGCGGATATCCGCAAATTACCGAAACAATCGGTCAACATGGCGTTTAATGCCGTGTCTGAGATTGCCAAAGGGCGAAACACCCGCGCCACCACCGGCGATGCACAGCGCCCAAACATGGGCATGACCAGTATCGCTTCCCTGAACAAACAAAACGCTGAATTCTGGGCAAACCGTAAAGGGTAAAAAATGAATAATGTATTTCTGTACCGGATGCCTGTTGGCATTGCCGGGGCTGTCTCTCGCCCGCAGGACTTAACCGTCGAACCGGTGGTCCTTAAATCCGATAACGCCTTTGCTGCCTATGGGCTGGCTGGTAAATACGATGCTGACGGTTTTTTCGTACCGCTGGCAGATGGTGATACCGCAGACAAGGTGAAGGGGATCTACGTGCGTCCTTATCCGACCACTTCGCAGCCGGACATGGTTCGCCAGGCGGGGAGTGGCAAGAACTTCCCGGGCGACGCCATGAAGCGTGGCTACGTGACCGTTAATCTCGGTTCTGATTTTGATGCCAGCACCATCAAAAAAGGCGACCCGGTATACGTTGTCGTCTCCACTGATGAATCCATCAAAGTGCCGCTGGGTGGATTCATGTCCACGTCAGTCAGTGGCAAAAACGTGGTGCTGACCAACGCTGAATTCACAGGTGCCGGTGATGCTAACGGCAATGCAGAAATTTCCTGGAAGATTTAAGGAACAGACGAATGATTACTTTTGATCAGGCAACCGTTGACAGCTCTGGTGCCTTTCTCATCGGGGAGCTGGAGCGACTCGACCAGACGCTGAACCTGCCACTGGTGGGGTACACCTGGACCCGCGATATTCAGTTGCGTGAAGATGTCTCTATCGCAGATGACATTTCCAGCTGGACGAATACCAGCTTCGCCGCTGCGGGTACTGGTGCAAATCCGAATGGCAAAAACTGGGTAGGCAAAGACTCAACCGCTATTGCTGGCGTAAACGTGGATATCGGCAAATCCGGTAACCCGCTGAATCTCTGGGGCATGGAACTGGGCTGGACCGTTGTAGAGCTGGCAGCAGCTCAGCAGGTAGGTCGCCCGATTGACACCCAGAAGTACGACGGGATGCAGCTCAAATGGCAGATGGACAACGACGAGCAGGTGTATGTTGGCGATTCCGCATTAAACCTGAAAGGTCTTGTTACCCTGAACGGTGTTCCTGTCAACAACGCTGCCAAAACGTGGGCAACCTCAACACCGGACGAAATCCGCGCAAGCATTAACCAGGTGCTGTCTGATGCGTGGGCCGCTTCTGGTTACTCTGTGGTTCCGCGTGATTTGCTGATCCCGCCTGAGCAGTTTGCTCTGTTGTCCAGCATCATCGTTTCATCTGCGGGTAACCAGTCCCTGTTGACGTATCTTCAGACCAACACCATCAGCTATCACCAGAACGGTGTTCCGCTGAATATCCGCGCGGTTAAATGGCTGAAAGGCCGTGGTGTGGGGAATAAGGATCGCATGGTTGCGTACACCAACGACAAGAAATACGTGCGCTATCCGCTGGTGCCGTTGCAGAGCGTTCCTATCCAGTATCGTGGTCTGTATCAGATTGCGACCTACTACGGCAAGCTGGGTGCAGTCGAGCCAGTGTACAAAGAAACCATTTCGTACGTTGATGGCATTTAACAGCCACATGGCCCCTGGCGGGGCCATTAAGGATGACCTGATGGCAAAAAATAATGCAGTAATACACGTACATACCCCGTTTGTGCTCACGCTTCCCGACGGTTCACGGCGCGAGTTTCTTAAAGGCCGTCATGCTGTGGAGGAAGACGTTGCCACGCACTGGTTCACTCGTGCGCACGCGGAGGTATCCGTTGGCAAAGCCACAGACGCGCGTAACGAGGTAAAAAATGCCAAAGAATCAAAGTCTGCCAGCGGTAAGTGATTTTCGCCGCGACTTCCCGCAGTTTGCTGACCCTGCCAAATATCCCGAAGCGCAAATCCAGTTTCGTCTGAATCTGGCCGATGAACTGCTGAGCGAAAACGTCACCGGAAAAAAGTTGTTTCCGTACTTTGCCGAGTTGTTCGTGGCTCACTACATGACGCTATGGGCGGCAGATAGTCGGGCAATGCTGGTTGGCGGCCCGGGCGGTTCAACCAATGGTGTTCAATCCTCCAAGTCTGTTGACAAGGTAAGCGTCAGCTATGACACCAGCGCGACGCTAAACCCTGACGCAGGCTTCTGGAATAACACCCGATATGGCGCTGAATTTTATCAGCTGATCACGATGTTCGGTGCGGGCGGTCGCCAGCTATGAGCTTCAAAAGCGGTGTAACAACGAGGGTGGATAACGCTCAGGCCATTCTGGATGCGCTCAAATCCATCAGTAAAAAAGAAGTGCTGGTGGGTATCCCGGAAGCAGACAGCGAGCGGGATGATGTTCCGTTTGGTAATGCCGGGATCGGTTACGTCAACGAATACGGCTCACCAGCGCAAAACATACCCCCACGCCCGCACCTGATCCCCGGCGTTAAATCCGTAGAGGAACAGACGGTGCCGCAGCTCAAAGCAGCGGCGCAGGCTGCGCTTGATGGAAATGCGGCGGGTGCGGAAAGAGCCCTCAACCAGGCTGGCACGCTGGCCGCTAATGGTGTCAGGCGGTACATGACCATTACCGGCTTTACGCCGCTTGCTGACAGCACCGTTGAAGCCCGCGCGCGTCGAGGGCGTAAAGGGGCGAAAGCGGAGCTTGCCCGACGCGCTGCTGGCGAGTCCCCCGGAACCGATCTGGTGAAACCGCTAATCGACACCGGGCAATATCGCAGAGCCATTACCCATGTTGTGAGGGATAAAGATGCCTACTCTTGATGTAACAGACGTGCTTTTTGACCCCGATTTTTGCGACTTCAATTTGTGGGTAACACGCCGAGTGCAAACGGTGGATGAGGACGGGATCGGCAGCGACAGTGAAGTTAAAAAGCAGTTTGCCGGAGTCGTAACTGTTGATCGCTCTCTGGAAAACCGCCGTATGCAGGCAGGGCAGGTAATCAGCGGTGCAATTCTGATTGTGACGACTGAGCGACTGACGCAGGGACAGACTGGCCGTGATGCCGATATCGTGACGTATCAGGGCCGTGATTATCGTGTGACCTTCGTCGACCCGTATACAGCTTATGGGGCCGGATTCGTTCAGGCGCATTGTGAGTTGATGCCGTTTGATGGGGGAACTCCGGTTGAGCAATAACACCAGTACAGAGCGCGGATGGTTAATACCAACCAGTGGCGATCCGGATTATGACGAAGCGCTCGACAGGCTGTTAAGCCAGTGGATGCGTAACGTTTCCGGTCTGTCTGCCGGGATGGTTCGCCCGCGCTGGCAGAAAGAGCAGCCGCCACTGCTACCGGCTGAAACGAACTGGTGTGCGTTTGGGGTTATCGGATGGTCAGGTGATGACAGTCCGGCATTCACCAGACAGACTGATGATGGCTCTCAGCTCTGGCGGCATGAAACGATTGAGTGTATGGCTTCGTTTTATGGACCGGCGGGGATGGTGTATGCGTCCCGGTTTCGTGACGGTATATCTGTGCCGCAGAACAATGCAGCACTGAATGCGCTGGGGCTGTCTCTTGGCGATTACACAGGTCTGACTCCCTTCCCTGAACTTATCAACCAGCAATGGGTTCGCCGCTACGATATGACGGTGCGTCTGCGCCGGAAGGTTGTGCGCGAGTACGGTATTAAATCGCTGGTGGAAGCACCAGTCATCTTTTTCGGAGATTAAGCTATGGCACAGGGCTTGCCTGTATCAAACGTTGTTAATGTTGATGTGATCATGTCGCCGCGTGCAGCATCAGGGCGAAATTTTGGTGCATTACTCATTCTCGGCCCGTCCACAATCATTCCGGTAAGTGAGCGCATTCGCCGTTATTCTGCCGCGGAAGATATTGGAAAAGATTTTGGCGTGGAATCACCAGAATATAAGGCTGCGCAGGTGTTTTTCTCTCAATCACCGAAACCTCAGGAGGTTTTTGTTGGTCGTTGGGTGAAAACGAAGGGAGACAGCGAACAGGCCACGCCTGAGACGCTGGAGCAGGCTGTGAATGCCATGCTCGATTATACTTCATGGTATGGGCTGGGGATTGCAGACGATGCAGATATTCCGGATGCAGACTGGCTGAAAGTGGCTGCGGCGATCGAATCCTCTTCTGTAAGCCGTATTCTGGCGATTACGACAAGCGATGAGAAATGCCTGCAGACTGCATCCAGCGATGATTTGGCATCAAAACTGAAAACCGCCGGATATTCACGCAGTTTTATTCAGTATTCATCGGGTAATAAATACGCTGCGTTATCTGCATTTGGCCGGGCATTCACGGTTAATTTCAATGGCAGTAATACCGCGATTACGCTCAAGTTTAAGCAGGAGCCGGGTGTCGGGTATGAAACACTGACAGTCAGCCAGGCATCGGCACTTGATGCAAAAAACTGCAATGTATTCGTGTACTACCAGAATGATACGGCTATCCTCCAGCAGGGAGTGATGGCTAACGGCGATTTCTTTGATGAACGCCACGGCCTGGACTGGTTACAGAATTATGTGCAGACCAACCTCTATAACCTGCTTTATACCAGCACCACGAAAGTTCCCCAGACTGAAGCCGGTATTACCCGACTGTTATCAAATGTAGAAAAATCACTGGATCAGGCCGTTCAGAATGGACTGATTGCTCCGGGCGTATGGAACGGTGGCGACCTTGGTCAGTTGTCATCAGGTGACACGCTGCCCAAAGGTTATTACGTATACGCACAGCCGCTGGATGAACAGGCACAATCAGAACGTGAAGCCCGTAAGGCTCCGGTGATTCAGGCTGCAATAAAACTTGCAGGCGCGGTTCATTACGCTGACGTACAGATTAACGTTGTTCGCTAAGGGGAAGTGAATGTCTACCTATTCTTTTATGGATGTCACTGCGACGCTGACCGGGCCGACCGGTTCGATTGACCTCGGGTACGGTTCTGCAAGTTCTGAAGAGGGAATTGTGGTTGCGATGGGCGGCCCTAAAAACACCATGACCATCGGTGCTGATGGCGAAGTGATGCACAGTCTCCATGCAGATAAAAGCGGGACGATTACCGTTAACCTTCTGAAGACATCACCGACAAATAAAAAATTGTCGCTGGCGTATAACGCACAGAGCCAGTCTTCTGCCACATGGGGGAATAACGTTATTGTGATCCGAAACAAGGTCAGCGGCGACATCATCACGGCACGTAGTGTTGCGTTCCAGAAACAACCGGATAATGCCAACGCTAAAACCGGTAATACGATGCCGTGGGTGTTTGACTGCGGCAAGATTGACCAGGTTCTCGGGGAGTTTTAATACATGGAATTCGAAATCAAAGGCGTGAAATATCGCGCGGCAAAACTCAGCGTTTTTGATCAGCTGAAAGTGACCCGCAAACTTCTGCCGGTGCTGGCAGGAATGATGTCAGATTTCGGGAGCATTCGCTCCCGTTTGCCTGCTGATGGCAAAATCGACACCGTGAAATTCGAGCAGTTAAAACCGGTGTTTGAAACCATGCTCCCGCGTATAGCTGAGGAACTGTCTTCCCTGACCGAAGATGACACCAGTGCGATTATTCATCCCTGTCTTGCGGTGGTATCGCGGCGTCATATGGACGGATGGGTTCCGGTATTTACCCAGGGCGAACTGATGTTTGATGATATTGACTTGCTGGTCATGCTGCATCTGGTGGCGCGGGTGGTCGCCGATTCGCTGGGAAATTTTTTGCCTACACCCCTTACCAGCACGACGCAGAGCCTGCAACAGGGCTGACGTTTAACAGCCTGCCGGACGGGCTGTCCTACCTTCTCAATCCGGTTGACGCCGGGTTAATTCCTTATACAGCACTTAAAGATGGCTCTGTCGATTTGTACGACATTGCTCTCTTGAATGACCATCTGGCGGTAAAAGCGGATAACCAGCGGCGCATTGAGAAATGGAGAGAGGATAATGAACGCTGAAACTATTAAAGATTTCCTCGTCTCGCTTGGCTTCAGTGTGGATGATGCAGGAGCGAAAAAGTTCGGTTCTGTCCTCGCCGGTACAACTGCAAATGTCATCAAAATGGGGCTGGCTGTTGAAGGAGCTGCGCTGTCCGTGGTGGCCTTCACGGCTAAGATCGCCTCCGGTCTGGATAATCTCTACTGGGCGTCACAGCGCACCGGCGCGACGGTTCAGGGGATTCAGTCTATTGGCTATGCGGTTTCGCAGGTGGGCGGCAGCGTTGACGCTGCGCGATCTTCTCTGGAAAGCCTCTCCCGGTTTATTCGTAACAATCCCGGTGCAGAAGGCTTTCTGAATCGCCTGGGCGTACAGACCCGTGATGCCAGCGGTAACATGCGTGACATGGCCGCTATTTTTACGGGTGTAGGCCAGAAGCTCAGCGGCATGCCGTATTACCGGGCTAACCAGTATGCGCAGATGCTGGGCATTGACGAAAATACCCTTATGGCGATGCGCCGGGGTGTGGGTGGCTTCTCCGGGCAGTACAGCGCAATGGCGAAAGCTATCGGCTTCAATGCTGACGAGGCGGCCAGAAGCTCCAACAAATTCATGACCTCCCTGCGCGAGTTCGGCGCGATGGCAGGCATGGCCCGTGACAAAATCGGCTCTAATCTTGCGGGTGGGCTTGCGGGTTCGCTGGACACTCTGCGCCGCCATATCCTGGACAACTTCCCGCGTATCGAGCAGACCCTGACGAAAGCCATAAAAGGCATTCTGGCGCTCGGGGATATTATCGGGCGGCTGTTCTTCAGACTGATTGAAGGAACATCAGGCCTCATCACCTGGTGGCAATCGCTGGATAAGCAAACTCGGGAGCTCATCTCGCTGTTTGGCGCGCTGACGATTGCGCTGCGCATTCTGAACAGTACGTTCTGGATGTCGCCGATTGGCCTCATTACCGCGCTGGCGGCGGGGATTGCCCTTCTGTGGGAGGACTATCAGACCTGGAAGGAAGGCGGCGACAGCCTGATTGACTGGGGCAAGTGGAAGCCGGAGGTCGATGCCGCGCTGAAGATGGTTCGTGACCTGAAAGGGTCTGTTAATGAACTGGCGAAAGCGCTGGCGAAACTGCTCAATATTGACCCCAAATCATGGTCCCTGAAGTGGGATTTCAGCAACTTCATCGACCAGATGGGCGAATTCAGCAAAATGCTGAACATGATCGCCGACCTGCTCAACGCTATCAAAGATGGCCGCTGGGCTGATGCCGTCAGCATCGGCAAACAGATACTTAATCAGGGCAGCGAAAATCCGTCAGCGATGCCGATGGTTACAGACAGCGCTAACAGTGCTGCCGACTGGATTAAAGAGCACTGGGGATTCGATCCCCGCAGTGTGGGCCGGACGGTACGCGGCTGGTTTGGTGATGATGAGCCGGAACAATATGCACAGGCTACGAAACGAGGAGAACGGAATAACAATCCGGGAAACCTTAATTTTGCTGGTCAGGCAGGGGCTTCTCTTGAACGCCCGGGCGGGCGATTTGCCAGATTTGAAACTGCTTTTGATGGATTACGGGCTCTTGCTCGTCAGTTAATGCTGTACGCCGGACGGGGAATAAACAGTGTGGAGAAAATTATCTCTACCTGGGCACCTGCGTCTGATAATAACAACACAACTGCGTATATCAGGGCTGTATCGCAACGACTGGGAGTGGATCCCCGGGCTGCCCTGAATATGAGCGATCCGCAAACCATGTCAGCATTGATGAGCAGCATTATCCAGCATGAAAATGGAAGAAATATCTATTCTCGAGAGCTGATTAATAAGGCTGCCGTGGCGGGAATTAGTGGCAAAGTGACAGAGGTTAACCAGCAAAATACCTACCACATTTACGGTGGCGGAGATCCGCACGCTGTCGGTAATGAGGTTGCACGTCGGCAACAGTCTGCAAATGCTCAGGTCATGCGAAGTAATCAGGTGAGGGTGGGTTAGTGGATATTCTCTCTACACTTTTTCATCAGCAGAGCAGAAAAATAGGAATGATTGTTCCCAGTGTTGTTATTTCAGAGAAGCATACAGATATGCTTGAAATAACAGAGCATCCGGTAGAGGTCGGGGCCGCTGTCGCTGATCATGCCTATAAAAAACCGTCAGAAGTGGTGATGGAGGTTGGTTTCGCCGGTGGCGGTGCATTGCTGGATTTTGCCAGTAATCTGACGGCTACCAGCATGCTCGGCCTGAGTCCTCAGCAGACGTATCAGGAGCTACTGGATCTGCAGGAAATCCGTATCCCCTTCGATGTGGTAACCGGTAAACGGCTGTACAGCAACATGTTGATCCGGGCGCTGGAAGTGACGACGGACAAGACAACCGAAAACGTCCTGTCCGCCGTCCTCACCCTGAGGGAGGTCATTATCTCCCGGACACAGCAGATTACCGTCGCGGATAAAACCAACATGAAGGAAGGGGCCAGCACGTCGGCGGTACAGAACAGCGGCAACAAAACCACAAAGCCTCCAGATACTTCACTGCTGAAAAGCATCACTGGTAACGTGGCGTCATTACTGGGAGGCGGCTAATGATAATTCAGGAAATTCCGCTGACAGCGGACAACCAGCAGTTCAGCATCGTCCTGGGTGGTGTCACTTGGCAGATTAGCATCATATGGCGCGATCTTTACTGGATTATGGACCTGCAGAACGACAGAGGGGAGCCGGTAATCTCCGGTATTCCTCTCGTCACTGGCGCTGATCTGCTGGCGCAGTACGCCTGTATGGGACTTGGTTTTAAGCTGGTGGTGGTCTGCGATGACAACACACAGGATTATCCCACGAAAACTGATCTGGGCGGCCGCAGTCATTTACTGGTATCAACGGAGTAAGCATGTCACAGAACTGGATGAGACATTTCGAGCTGCAGCTTGTGGACGGGAATGGTCAGGGAATTGAGCTAAGTGATTTCAAAATCACCTTTACGATCGACTGGTTCAACATCAGCAGCGCGTCCCGGGTAGGGACTATCAAAATTTATAACCTTTCGGCAGATACTGTGAACCGAATTACCGGGCAGGAGTTTTCGAAAGTGCGGCTGATTGCCGGTTACGACGGTATCGCGCCTGAGGTGGCGGCAAGCGACGTCGGGACCGTGCGCGAAGTCGACGCGGCAGATGTGGGCCAGAGTGATGGCCGCAACTACGGGCTGATTTTCAGCGGAGAAATTCGCTACTCGGTCACAGGAAAAGACAGCCCTATTGATTCCTATGTCCTGATTCAGGCAGCAGATACGGATCTGGCATTTGCCACCAGTATAACCTCACAGACGCTGGCTGCCGGTTACACGGTCGCTGATGTGAACCGTGCGCTGATGAAAGACTTCGAAGCCAAAGGCGCGACCGAAGGCCTGACGCCTGAAATGCCTGCTACTGTATTCCCCCGGGGGCGGGTGCTCTTTGGCATGACGCGGCATCTAATGGATAACGTAGCCGGGCAATGTGGCGCAACATGGCAATTCGTGGACGGTCAGCGCCAGATGGTGGCGAATAACGAATATGTTCACGAAGCGATTGTGCTCAACAGTGCTACCGGGCTTATTGGCATGCCGCAGCAGACCATCGGTAACGGCGTAAACGTCCGTGCGCTCATTAATCCGAACATCCGGGTTAACGGGCTTATTCAGCTGGATCAGGCTTCCGTGTACCGCACCGCGCTGTCGAACAATGATATCGCGATGGCTGGTGGGAAGATCACCGACCAGAACACGGACGGAAATATCACGCTCAGCGGCACCACGGCGCAGCCTGCCAGCATCGCAACAGATGGCGTTTATATTGTGCGCGGGATTATGTACACTGGCGACACAAGGGGCCAGGCGTGGTACATGGATATGATGTGCGAAGCGCGTGGCGCGCAGGATATGCCATCGAGTACAGCATTGCAGAGGGGGTTATAGAAATGAAACGATGGATTTTTTCATTGCTGGCGTTAGCGTCTGTTGGCGCAAGTGCAAACACCATAACGATGCAATGTGGTAACTTTCGTATGGACGCAATCCCTGACTCATTGTTTAAAATCAATGGCGAAACCGTAACATCCCAAAAAGTTAAGATGCTGGGCAAAGACGGTACAGGCATGCAGATCAAAATGGGACTGATGCCTGCTAAAGATGGCAACAACTATGGGTTTGAGTATATCCATCGTCCGGGTACCGAAACGCGTTTCCTGAACGTCCAGCTTCTGCAGAACAGCATGGATGCACCGAAAATCATCGGTTCCTTTCCATGCAAAAAGGTTTCTGGTTAACCAAAAGTTACATTTCTGCATAGTGTTGAGTTTGTTCACATTCACTAAATAATGATTTTTTATCGCTTGCTAGGTGGTTGCATGATCACTAAACTTTGCGAACTTTTAGCGCTCAGCTAACTTTGAATAAGTGGTGTATAGTCGTTTAAAACGACAGAGGGATTGGGTATGGCGATTAGCTACGCATTTGCGCTGGCAACAATTACACAACAAATGAATCAGGTTCAGGAAGCTGTTAACGGTGCTTTCAAACCCCTGATCTCTAATGCTTGTGAACTGCCACAACGATTAGATGCTGAAGAGGCATTTCGTCGTTGTACCGCGATTGCTGCACGCGCTCAAGAAATCGAAAATACCGCGAAGGAAGGCATGTCTCATCTCGAAGCTTTTCGAAATGGGAGAATCATTGTTGATGAGCTTCCGGAAGGGTTTTTATCCCATCTCGAAGGTCTTGCCAAGGCATGCCGAAATGCTAAAGGACATTTAGTGGATATGTTCTCTGAAGCGGAAAGGTCCCCTATGTGGCAAGGCCATCTGCAAATGTTGCGCCCATTAAAACGCAAATATGTTCGTGCGTTGACCGCCGTCGAGAACACTGCAACTCAGTTGGCCGCTGAAGTTAGGCAATCGCAGCCTTTCCAGGCTGAACTCTTGTCAGATAATGTTACCCGTGAAGAGGCTATTGAACTGATCTCAACATCGCATAAGATGCTGGGAGCCAACGCCCCTAAATGGATGTGACATGGCAAAAGTCAGTATCACGGGAGAATTGCGTCATTTAGCTGCAGCACATAAGTATGCTCAAATGCTTGCCGATTATATTTCAAAGGGTTCCCAGTTCTGGTGTTTTGGTTCGTTAGGCGGTTTTGAACGTAACTATGATGCGATGGCTGCCAACATCAGGAAAATTCACTTAAAGCTACCTGGCGATAAACCCTGGCCTCCAGAAGCATCTCTGAGTGAACGGACATGTGATAATTTTTTGGTATATGCTCAGCATCTTTATATCGATGAACACTATCAGATATTGGCAATCATCAGCCCAAACGCTCATCAGCAAGCTGATTCGATGCTTCCCCGGCTGATAAAATTAGCAGAGGAAACCTTCATAGAACTTCCTCCTGATGAACTCGAAAAATTGAAAACCTACGATTCATAAACCCGCCACCCGGCGGGTTTTTTGCTTTCTGGAGCCTACTAAATGGCAGTATCTGACCAGACCCGCAGCGGCGACCTTGCTGAAACATTCAAATCTGAACGGGAAACAACAAAGAACCAGATCCGCGTCGCTTTGCCTGGCATTATTCAGTCATTCGATCCTGACGCGGTTACGGCGGTTGTGCAGCCTGCTATCCGTTACGTTGAGATCGATAACGATGGTAACCGGGTGACAAAACCTTACCCGCTGCTGGTGGATGTTCCCGTGGTATTCCCAACGGCCGGGGGAGTTACTTTAACGTTGCCGGTGAGCCCCGGCGATGAGTGCGAACTTAAGTTTCAAGACCGCTGTATTGATTTCTTCTGGCAAAACGGTGGAGTGCAGGAACCTGTCGACGACCGCATACATGACCTGTCCGACGCCACCTGCTCAGTGGGTCAAATATCTCAGCCCAACAAAATTAAGAATGTCAGCACCACGTCGGCGCAGCTTCGAAGTGTTGATGGAAGTACGTACATCGACCTTAATCCGGATACGCAGAAAATTAAAATCGTAGCGCCTGGCGGTCTGGATGTAGTTACCCCGCTGGCCGACTTCTCGGCGAAAGTAACCATTCACGGGCTACTGTCCTGGCTGGGTGGAATGGTGGGGTCTGTTGCTTCTGGAGTTGCATCCAAAATCACCGGCGCTGTCGAGTTTATCGGTACCGTTAAAGCTAACGGCAAGTCAATTGATGATACGCACACGCACAGCGGGGTTCAGCGAGGCGGAAGCAACACAGACGGGGTGAACTGATGCGATACAGACGCGAAGACGCCGACGGTGATTACACCTTTGGCAGCGGCGATGATACCTGGCTGATTAACTCACCGGAGGCCGTGGCGCAGGCGGTAAAAACGCGATTCGAATTGTGGTATGGGCAATGGTTTCTCGATACCACCGAGGGGACTCCGTGGATCCAGTCCGTACTCGGTAAGCAGAAGCCGGAAACCTACAACCTGGCGATCCGTAAGCGCATCCTCGAAACGCGGGGCGTTAAATCAATCCTCTCTTTCAATACGACGGTGGATACCACGACCCGACGTGTCATGTTTTCCGCTGAAATCGACACTCTTTATGGAATAACGACTGTTACATCGGAGGCGTAATGGCTCTGAACCTTGATTCTCTCGGTTTATCTGCAAAGGTAACCGCGGAGGGGATCAGTGCGCCTGATTATCAGACGATACTCAGCACCCTGATTAGCTATTTTCAGCAGATTTATGGCAGTGATGCCTACCTCGAACCGGACAGCAAAGACGGCCAGATGGTGGCTCTGATGGCGCTGGCGATTCATGATGCCAATAATATGGCGATAACTGTCTACAACTGTTTTTCACCGGCAACCGGCTATGGGGCTGCACTGACCAGTAACGTGAAAATAAATGGTATTTCACGTAAAGGCGCGACGAACTCTACGGTTGATTTGCTTCTTACAGGAACTGCCGGAACAACCATCATTAATGGCAGCGTGAAAGACAGTAATAATGTGATATGGCGTTTGCCTGCTTCAGTGGTGGTCGGAGTGGATGGTACAGTGATGGTGACCGCAATATGTTCCGTCAGTGGCGCAGTGGCGGCGCTGGCTGGAACTATCACTGAAATTAATACGCCAACCCGTGGCTGGGTTTCGGTAACCAATCCTGCTGCAGCCACTGTGGGCACTCCGGCAGAAACTGATGCGGAGTTACGTATCCGTCAGTCGCAAAGTGTTGCGTTGCCATCAATAACCCCATTTGAAGCACTGGATGGTGCTGTTTCTAATGTTACCGGTGTAACCCGCCACAAACTCTATGAAAACGATACTGGTTCGGAGGACGGTAACGGGTTACCGCCACACTCTGTTGCTGTAATTGTGGATGGCGGTGATGTGACGGATATTGCTCAGGCTATCAGAGGGAATAAAGGCCAGGGGACAGCCACTCACGGTACAACATCCGTTACGGTTCCGGATAAATACGGCAATCCCCATGTAATCAAATTCTCGCGTTCCAGTGATGTGCCTGTTTATGCCCGGATTAAATTAAAAGTTTTTACGGGTTATACCTCACAGATAGGGAAGCAGATCCAGCAGGCTATTTCCGACTATATCAATAGTCTGACGATTGGTGATTCGGTCCTTTTAAGTCGCATTTACTCACCGGCGAATCTTGGCGTGGTGAGTGGCGGGAATGCACGCTATTACGATATTCAGGAACTGACGATTGGGAAATCCCAGGGGGCTTTGTCGTCATCAAACATTGATATCAGATACAACGAATCTGCGTCCTGTACACCGGAAAATATCGTTATAACGGTGGAGTCATGAGCAAATACACCGAACTGATCACGAACTACCACGCCACCAAACCTAAATTTCTTGCACATGTTGATCTGATGACCCGGCCGCTTATTGATGTTGCGGCTGCCACCAGAGGGCTGATTACTGCATTTGATATTGACTCTGCGGTTGGTGTGCAACTTGACATTCTTGGATTGTGGATCGGACGCAGCCGTGTTGTCAGCCAGCCTATCTCAGGTGTCTATTTCAGCTGGGATACCGACGGGCTTGGATATGATCAGGGTGTATGGCAGGGGCCATACGATCCTGATTCCGGATACATGTACCTCAGCGATGAAACTTATCGTGTCATTCTTAAAGCGAAGATTGCGATTAATAACTGGGACGGACGGAATGATTCGCTTCCGGTAATTCTTGACGCGGCAACAGCAGGATCCGGGCTGCGAATGCAGATAGTCGATAACCAGGACATGACGATATCGGTCTGGGTCTTTCCTGATACTGATATTTCAGATGTATCGCGTGAGTTAATTGCTGCAATTAAACAGGGATATCTCACAGTAAAAGCCGCCGGTGTGTGGGCGGGCGGCATTGAAACACCTTCGGTGGAAGCCCCATCGGAAGGCTCAAAATTTTTTGGTTTTGATATGGATAACGAATTCATCAGTGGTTTTGATGTAGGAGCATGGGGAGTATTACTCTGATGGCGAAAAATGACTTTAAAGCGTTTGCAACGGATCGAAATGCCAATGTTATGTCGCAGGAGGAATGGGAAGCGTTGCCTGCGCTTTTATCCGGATTTACAGCAGGGAAAGCCTCCAGTGCGCAAGTCAATAAGGTTATTCGGCAGGCCAGCTTTATTGCTGCAGCTCTGGCCCAGTTTGTAAGTGATAAAACTCAACGGGATGTGCTTGATAATGGTGATCTGCCCGGTTTTGTTGAATTGCTGGGATCGGGGTTTGCTGTTGAATACCTGAGCCGCAAGAATCCGTTTGGCGATATCAAATCGGATGGCACGGTGAAAACGGCTCTCGAAAACCTTAGTTTGGTGGATGGTTCCGGTGTAGTAGGCCGCTTGCTTAATACTCAAGTGATTACCTCATCTGGTACTTACACCCCAACACCGGGTACCCGGAAAATTAAGGCAATTCTTACCGGGGGAGGTGGCGGTGGTAGTTCTGTCATCGCCACATCATTTTCTCAGACGGCGTTTGGAGGTGGAGGTGGCTCTGCCGCAACCTGCATCGGTATTTTTGACCTTGAAGATATCAGTGATTTTTCTGTCGTTATCGGAGCAGGTGGAACAGCTGATAATCCAGGTGGGACATCAACATTTAATGGAATGTCAGCCGGTCGCGGTGGTAGTGGATCCGGCGTAAACACTCCGTCAATTGGTTCTGGTGGTGCATCTGGAACAGCTACTGGCGGGCTAATCAATATCCATGGTGGCTATGGTAGTGACGGTCAGCAGGGAAGTTATTACTCATTTGGTAATGGTGCGGCTTCGTTCTGGGGGGGAGGTGGTCGTGCTGGTTCTGCTAATGGTGTTGCAGCCAAAGCATATGGTGCTGGCGGAGGTGCTGCTTATGACACCTCTTTTTCAGGAGTGCTAAAAGCCGGTGGAACAGGAGCGCCTGGGATCTGCGTGATTGAGGAGTTTGCATAATGAATTACGCATTAATTAAAAATAATGTCGTCGTAAATACGGTTGTTTGTAATTCAGATAACGATGCAAAAAAATTATTTCCGGATTACACCGTCATTAATATTACTGGCATTGCCGCAGGAATAAACTGGACATATGACGGTACTAATTTCACGGCGCCAGTTATTGAAAAATCAGTTGCCGAATTAGCCGCTGAAAATATGGCAATATCAAACTCTGAGTATGCTCGCGCAACAAATCAAATCGATTTGTTGAACGATCAGATACAGGATGCTGACTACACTGACACAACTGAGAACGAAGTGAAGTCGGCACTTACAGAGTGGACTGAGTACCGTAAATCATTACGTGCATATATCAGGGCTGGTGACTGGACACAGTCACTGCCTATTCAGCCAGATTCGGTCAGTTAACGTTTAGCAAGATGTCGGAAGCCGCAGGCATGTCGTATGCAAGAACGTGCTGCGGCTGGCTGGTGAACTTTCGATAGTGCGAGTATTGAATGATTTCCAGCCGTTACCGATTTTACTATGTTTTCAGTAGAACGCTTAGACAAAACTGAGGCGCACAAAGCTTTGCACTGGATTGCAAGACTTTGTGCTATTCGATAGTTTAAGGTCGCTCACTCTACCTTTTCATCAAGCCAGTCCGTCCACCACTGCATCATTTCTCTGCGCTTAATGTAGCGGATGCCTCACTATCACATAGTGATGGTTCATTACTGCTTTGTAGGATGGATAGAGAACTGAGGATAAAAAGATATCCCAAAACCCCAAAATCTCATCTTTAGGATTTGCAGAAAGGGAGGCGTGAACAGATACCTGCGCATGAAGACGGAACTAGTCCAGATGTGATATTTGTGGTGATCACATACATCATCAACGATGCTCGTTATGGTGAGTTTGATGACTACCCGCTGAAGTGAAAATAGTGTTGTGTACCAAATTGCGTACCAAACTAAAATCACAAATCATGAAACCCTTGTTCATGGCGGTTCTCAGGGGTATTGCGCGTAATCGTGAAACAAAAAGGTAGATTGTTGCTTACCGTCATTCATCATTAGGTTAAATCCGTTATTTCTGCTGTCTGCCAGAGTATCAAATATCACCG